GCAGTACGACTTGTTGCTGTAGAATTAGCACTAGCTGCAACTTGCGGATCACCAGTCTTAGCACTTACGCCAGCTGGGCGGAAATACTGACTCCAACGATCTGCATCATATGCTTCACCGTCAACTGAGGCTTCAAACATTTCTTTGAGTACCTTAACGTCTACATCAGTAGGTTTCTTAGGTAGGAAATCACTTAGATTAAACAACCCGTGATCATTGAATGCCTTCATTTCAGCATCGCTCAGTGGACGCTCGCGACGTGCCCAATTACTTGTGCCGTAGTCTGCATAACCACCCTTAGATGTCTTATTAAGACGGAAATCAATTCCGTGAGTTAGATCAGTTGGCAATTCTTCCATATCTGGATCTAGCAAGCTAGCCTTGATAATTTGAAAGATTTGAGGTCCAATGATAAACCTACGAATTGGGTTTTCAGGGGATGAGTCTTCTTTGATAGGATTTTCTGTAACAAATCCTTGGAAGATGTACGAACGCTTCTTCCAATACTTACGACCCATTTCTTCTAGTGTAGGGTCCTTAAACCATCCACGTACTTCGCCAAGAATTGGACAGGCTTCTCCGTACATTTCCATGCAAGGAACTTGCACTTGTACTGGACGTGAATCTGTTTCACCCTTGATGCCAGCGAATGGCAACTTAATCATAAGGCGTTCTGCCCAGAAAAAGTCGTTGTTAGGATTACCGTCAGGAAGGAAACGCAGAGTTGAACTCTGTCCTTCTTGCATATTCCAAAATGGGTAAATTGCGTTATCGCCGCCACCAGTAGAATTACCGTTTGGGCGTGTTTCTTGCTCTTTGAGCTTTGCTCTAATTTCTGCTAACGATGCCATAGTTATGCCTCCTTTAAAATGCCTATGTGCTTGAGTAAACTTACTTTACTCTTGTGCCTTAATGTGTAGCACTATGTATAGTGTACACGATATATTTATGTTGTCAACCTTTAAATGACAAAATAAATGAGTAAACTAGCAGATTATCTTAAACCTGCTAGTTCACGCATACGATCAAACTCGTGTCCAGTTTCCATCTGTTGTGGTTGTGTACGCATCTGGAACTGCTCAAAAGTTTGGTTAACTTTTTCTATAAAGGCCTTTGCGGGTTCTATGAACTGCTCGCCGTAGTCCTTTTCAACCATGGTTAGAACTGCTGTTTCGCCTTTGGGAAACTGGCCTGATTGTCTATCATAGTGTGCTAGAATGAATTCACCCAATGGAGTCTTTTGTTCTTTAGGCTCGTCAGCCTGCGTCATTGGGCCTTTGGCATTTGTTTCATCGCGAGGTTGGCTTGAACCTTCGCCAAAATCACTTGCAATTTGATCCATCATACGATTCATAATTTCTTCAATGTCGTCATCCGGATGTAGTCCAGTTTCACTTGTAATATCAGTTATCATATCTTGTAGATACTTACCTACTGGACCGTTATCACTTAATAGGGCATATAACTTGTCGTAGTCTTCGTTGTCAGCAATTTGTCCTAATTCAGCTGCAAGCTCGTCCATTGCTCCTTCAGCAAACTGACCCATCATACGAGTAAAGCCTTGTTCTAATTCAATGTCTTCTGGAGTTGTGTTATATGATGCCTCTCCAACAGACTCACATTCGCATGGATCTTTGCCGCAATCATCACACTTTGCTTCACCTAATAAATCTGCTGGACCTAGTGTCTTTGCCTTTGTAACTTCACTTACTAACTTGTAGATGTAAGGGAACACATCTTTTAATTCTTCGTTAAACTGACGGATAGTTAATTGGTCGATCCAATTTTCAGCAACGTCATCTGGTACATCTTCAAATACTGGAGCTTCAAATGCTTCAAATGTTTCTTTATAATAGTTTGGTCTTTGTAGACCTTCAATGGTCTTTTTAACTGTTGCGATACGCTCGTATACAGCATCCATATATTCGCCTAGACTTTCTGCCATTACCGCTGAACGTCCCATATAGTTCTTAAACTTACGGAGTTTTGACATTTCTTCAGATAATCCAACAATGTGTTTACCAAAGTCATCAAACGGTTTGCCGCCCTCTGCTACGTGACGAGCCATTGCTCTTGCTCCACCAAGATGCTTGAATGGATACATAAAACGTTCTCCATCTGCACTCTCAATGTATATTCTACCAATGTTTTGTGTGCGGCCAGCAGCTAGTTCATGATTAACGTGTTCAGTATGCTTGATAACTATTCTTGCATTGTCTACGTTTTGATAGCTGATTTTGCTCGTACCGTATAATTTTGACTCGGTCATAGTTCCTTCTCCGGGGCGATTATTTGCTAAAAATTTGTAATCTCTTTTATCCAAATTTGTTTTGTTAATATCTCTTATATCAAACTTTAATCTGCGCTTCTTACTAAACTGCCTTAGTTCTTTTAAAAAGTTGAACCAACTGGATTGTGTAGTTTGATCTTCATTAGAAATAAAATCTTTAGAATATATTACTGTAAGCGATTGCTGTCCTTGATCTTCGTTATCTTCTGATATTGCTACACTAACCTTACCTAAACTGCGGCCGTTATCAGTATATTCAAAATCAAAAAATCTAGCTGTTTTAGGCGTATCTGTAACGTTACCGTCAGCGTTGCCTATGGTTACGTTGGAAAAACGTCCCCTAATTTTGTTAAAAAGATCTTCAGCGATTTTATCTAAATTCTGCATGTTGTATTTATATCAATAGTTGGTACTTACGAAAATTGGCATGGGTTCTATATAGTCCCCGTATTGGTCTGTTTGATTAAACGTATTATAAATGCGTGGATCCCAATCTTTTAAAATATCCATCATTCTTATAGATAACAGTACAGCACTAATTAGGTCATCTGTTGCCCCCGACTTGGCTTGATATGTTGCTCCTGTTGCTACAAATGCTTTTAATTCACTAATTAAGGGCTTGCTGTTTACAGTCATTTTATCGTTTTCAACCATAGTTTTTAAACGGCTACAAGCTGTAATCTTTGAACTATGTGTAGTATTAAATCCTTTGCGGAACTTGCGAACATGTCCTTTTCGTATTGGTTCAGATACAAATAGTCCTGGAATGTTTTCTTCACCAAAGTCGTTGATAACAATCAAACATGCTTCACCAATTCCGTTGTTTTCAACACTCCAATATACGTTGTTTGCTGATCCAGTAGTGTCTGCGATATAGGTACATATATCTTTTAGTATCCTAACCTGTCCCGGAATAGCAGTAGTATTATGTTGCCATTCTGCAACTTGTTCATAAGTAGGAAGTTCTATAACCTGTATTGCAGCATAGTTGCCACCGGTGCCCATGCTAGGGTCTAATGCTACTATATAACTGTATTGTCCAGTGGGCTTCTTATACCAGCGAGTTTGACCCATGTTTAATATAGGAGTCGCGCCTTCCATACCAGCAAGTTTAATACTGTTAATAAGAGTTTCGTCAAATACTAAGAACTCGCAACCGTATTCACGACGGAAACGTTCTTCACCAATGCGACCAATCTCTACCTGTTTCCAAACTTCGTCTCTATCAGGATGCTCACTCCAATGTGCAGTAAAGGAATAAAATCCGTTTATACCCAGCGTTGTTTCATTGCCGTGATCATCAAATTTCTTTTCAGCATCTTTCCAAATAGTAGCAAATGTATCTTCGTCACTGTTAGGTGTTGATGTTATAATAGCTCGTCCACCCGTTGCCAGGGTTGGCGAAATTGATGTCCAAAATTCATCGGCGATATTAGGAGCAACGAATGCAAACTCGTCACAGTATAGTAAGGATATTGACATACCACGACCAGTGTTGCCAGTAGTAGTTGCTGATACAATTCTTGATCCATTTTCAAACTCAATAGAGCCCTTGTTATAGTTTGTCACTCCTGCCCTAATATGGTCAGGGCAACATTCATATACATAGCGTATACGCTGCATAATTTCCTGCGCACCTGTATATTTGTGAGCTGCGATCAAAATAGTTTGATCAGGGTGAAACATAGCATACCAAGCTAGATAGACAGCAGCACAAGTAGTCTTACCTGTTTGCCGTGGTAACATATTAACATTGAATCGATAGTTGTGATAGCTGTCCATTAACCGTACTTGATATTCAAAAGGATCAAATAGCAGTTTACCTTTTACAGGATGTTGGATATAAGCAAAATGTTTTGCAAAATACAAATAGCCATCAGTTGGATCCATACACTTTACTAGCTCTTGAATTTGAGCTTCAGTATATGTTTCTTTAGTATTGGCTTTCTTTGTTAATACGCCGTCTAAACTTTTTCCCATACTGTTATTTACTCAAAAAGATAGGGCCCGTAGGCCCTATCTGACATTATAAACAACTGTTTATCTTTCCATGCGATCGTTATAATCGTTGCGCATACGTTCTTTATTTTTAGCTAATGCTTGTAACCGTTTCTTAGCAGATTCGTCACCAGCGCCTGCTTTCTTTGTTAACTCTTTCTCATGATGTGCTGCTAATTCACGGCGATGTTCAGCATCTACTGAGTTAGGATTGTACGCTTCTTTTTTTAAACGACCGTCTTTTTCTGCACTCTTTAGCATTGCTGCGCGATCGCCATAGCTACCACGTTTGACGTCTTTAGCAGCATCTTTTTCACCCTTAGTAGGATTCTTGACATGCTTTAAAGGGTCAAACCCTTCATGTTGTTGGCGATCTTTGCCTGACATCTTTTCACGTCCGCGAATTTTGTCAGCTACGCTGGTCTTCATTCCTCTAGAGCTGAGATGCTTTTCATCTTTGTTCTTAGCACCAACATCAGCAGCAGCGGAATTTTTCTTTGCCTTGTTAGCAGGATTACCTTCAGCTACTTTTTTTTTAGCAAACGGATTTTTCTTTTTATCAGCAACTGCTTTTTTAAAAGGCTCTTTCTTGTTACCGTCTTTATCTACATCTAAAAAGTCAGGCTTTGCTTTCTTTTCAGTTAGTGCTGCTAGTAGTTTAGCTTTAATTGTTTCAACTGCCATTGCGTTGTCGCCGTCTTGTGCCTTAGCATACATTTTCTTTTTACGATTTAAATCATCACCATTTGGTATTGCAGCATCAATGTCTCCATACTTTTCGTCTGGTTCAGTTGTTGCGCGGTCAAATCCGCCTGCATCAGCTTCTTCCATTTCAGGCTCAATTTCCATGTCCATGCTAGTTTCTTCAGGCTCAGGTTCACCAACAATGCCACGTAGTCTATCCATGTCCATACGCATTGGCATCATTTCTGCGGAAACAGGCTTTGCTTGCATACCTGCATTCTTCATCATGTTGATTAAATCTTCTACATGTTCTGCACCAGATGCATTAAGTGTAATGCTCATTGTTACTGGATTGCCTTGGTTAACAGGAGAAGCCATATCCATGCCGCATTCAGCTAGGGCTGATTCGTTCAGTGTCTTCTTACCGTTTTCGATATCAGTCATTCGCTGAATCATGTCTTTCATATTCATATTATTTCTCCTGTGTAGAATCAGCACGTTCCTTACGAGCTTTTTCTAATTCTTTTAATAAATCCATTACATGCCCGCCGCCTACGCTCTTCTGAGCACTTTCGCCGCCTAAATCTTCTTTAGTTAGTAATGTTTCGTATTTTGTTTCTTTAGTTTTTTCTTGGTATTGGTTCAATGGTTCGTTAGGATTTCTAACTACAATGTGCGACTGTGTTAGTCCGCAGCATTGTCCGATGTACTCTTGTAATACCGATGCAGTAGTAGGATAGCTTAACTCTACTTCGTAGTAGGTAACTTCCATGTTCTGTAGTTGAGGAAAATCTAAAGGACGTTCTTGGATAGGAGTCTTTTTGCCTGAGCTTATTTTACCTAAACTGTACTTTTCTAGTGCAGTTTCAAGTACGTCAACAAAATGCTCAGGCAACGTGCCTGCTATACCTATCTTAAAAGGGTAAACCTTTTTTGTTTCTGTTAGTATGTCTACAAATGATCTCATTGCGCAATGATCCTGTTCTTATTGTATTATTTATCTTTGTCAAGCCCTTTGAGCTTCTCTAAGAGACTATTTCGATCAGTGACAACATAGCCTGTGCCATTGATTATACCACTATCGCTATTACCGTCTTCTTTATCTAGTTTCTCTTTCTTAAGCTGTAGTTCAACCATTTTGAGCTTTTTATCTAGTTTAGCAACTTTAGCATCGAGATTGGTACGCAGCATATTACCTGCTACTTCAAAAACACGGCCTGCATAGCGTCCTTCAACATTCATTCCTAGATCCATAAGATCTTCGTATGCTTGCATGGCTTTTTCAGCGACTTCGTTTAGTTCTTCGTCAGCTAATTTTCCAAGTCCGTCTACTTGTGGTAGTGCAGAAGCAATTTTATCAAATTCTGCTATGTCACGAATTGTTTTTTCTTGTTGTTCTAATTCATAACGCTTTTGATTACGCTCTTGCTTTTCAGCTTGTTTTACAATGTCCTTGCTTTCAGGCAAGTTTAATAAATCTTCAAGTTTTTTAGTCATTATTTTATTCCATTAACTGCTAATATTATTTATCGTTTTCTACCAGTATGGAAAATATCATGTTCGCTGACCACTCTAAAAACTAAACCCTGTTGTTTACACCAAGCTCTAGCAGCTTCCCATTTGGCTTGATTTACGATCCAGCTTGCTTGATTATATTTGCTGCGGCCTAATTTTTCTTTTATGGTTTGATTTTCTGGTTTAACTTCTATGATCTCTGTACGCTGATGACCATTTTTATCTGCATATACAATAAAAAAATCAGGTATGTATATAGTGTATTTTCCAGTTAGGGGATTTCTGTAAGGTATTTTTACAGCTTCACTTGCCCATTTTGTAATAGCAGCATGTTCGTCACAAAATCTCATAAAAGCAAATTCCCAACCTGATCTGTATGTAGGTAATCGATTACCTACATACTTTTCTGGGTTTTTTAAATTATACTTTCCTTGAGCAAAATGAGCCATCTTATACTATGATATTGCGCTGCTCGTATAGCTCGTTTGAACTGATTCTATAACCAACGGAACTACAAGATGATCTGTTTAAATTTAAAATTTGAGCAATTACATTGCTCAACTGAACATCATCAATTCCTTTTAAGGTATCTATAAGTTCAAATACAGGAGTTCGTTCTTGGCCAGCAGCTTGTAATATCAATGCTGCGGTATTAACTGCTGCTACTTGGTCAAATCCTCGTTTTTGAAAATAACCAACAACCGCATCAACTTCACTTGCTGTATAATAAACTTCTTGATTATAATATCGATTTACTAGTCTGTTTGTATTGTTAGACTGATCAGTTGCTGTTGTAGGTATTGATGATGATTGAGTAGCCATAATTAACCTTTATTTGCATTTATTGTATCGCTAGCTATTTGTGCTAGTTTACGATCTCCACTAGCTGCTCTATTAATTATGTCATTTTCTATAGCAGTTTGTTCAGTTTTGGGCAAACTAGCAAAGTTGCCAAAATTTCTACTGTTCCAATCAGGACTATATGAGCCAGTAGCTAATGCACGGTTAACTGTAGCACTTAATACACGTCTGTCGTTTGTTAGTGTAGAGCGTATGCTATCGCCGTTTATTGATCGAGTATCATTAATTGTTGCTGTACGTATTCCGTTAACATTGCCAGTAGTTCGTTGAGTAGCACCCCTAGGTGTTGGAAATATTATTTGGCCTAAACGATTAATTTGTCTACCTTCTGAACTTGCACTTAGAATTGATGTCAATATTCCTCTAGGATCCTTTCTTCCGCTAAACACATTTCTAAAAACAGAACCAATTGTGTTTAGTCCAGTATTATCATAAGGATCATATTGTGGAATAACCACAGGCTCAATGCGTCTACCTACTGCCTCAAATCCCTGAACAGCTTCTAAGGTGTCTAGTGGACTGTGTACTTGATCATATCGTGTTTCAGAATCTGTAAACCCTACAGGCTCGTTGCCTTCTTGAATACTTCCTGTATTATAAAGTACTCCTTCGTAAGCAACAGTCATACTATTTTCCATAGTACTGTTACCGTCTTTGTATTCCATATCATCATGCCCCCATGCTGTTAAGATAGGGTTGATTAATGTGTACGAAAACCAATTTTGTCGTGCGAGTTGATATATGCGTATATGAGAAAAGAATGGACCGTTTGTTTCATTATCTAGACCATAACGCGGTACTTGGCTTCTAAATTTATCTCGTTGGCCAAAATCTACAGGTTTTCCTTTATTATTTTTATGTCCGTCTTTAAAATAATACTTGTAATATTCTTCAAGCATTGCTCTAGTTAAACCAGTATTATCGTCATGAAATTTAACATTAATTTCATCATAGTCAATTCTAGTCTGTACACGTTTTTTTCTATTGTATTGATTTTTAGTTTCTACTGTTGCTTTATACTTGGGTAAATCTATTGAGCTTACTAATACTCCTAGTTCCTTTCTATAAGCAGAACTATTAGCTATTTTATCTAACGGTGCAGCATATTCAAATACTACATGATACAGGAACTTAGTTTTTGGGCCGAGCGCATGTCCGTGCTCAGTGAATAACTGCATAGCGTGTCTAGCATCTCTTAAATGCAATTCGCTATCACTATTAATTAGATATAAGTCTTGTGCGCCGATTCCCATATTAATATTTATCTTTAGAGATTAAGTGCATGGATAATAAAAAAGCGAGAACTAAAAATAGTCCTCGCTTCTTATTTGAATGCCAACGTTTATGTTTTAGAGTTGACCAGCGTTAGTGCCGCCAGTTATCTGTGTGCCGCCGTCAGCGTCTTGTGTTGCTCTGTTTGTTACTTCACCAATACCAGTTTCAACAGCACCTTCTGCACCGTATTGAATTGCGTTATCATAACGGATTGATAGTGTTACTGTTACTGGGTCGTTAGTAGCATAAGCAAGTGTGTTGTAGTTAACTGATTCTACATAGCATCCAACTAAGTGGAATCTATCTAGAACGTTAGCGCCGCCAGCGTTGCCGTTGCCACCGTCAAGAATTTCAATTCTTGTTTGGAACTTGTAAGTACCACCTGCGACTGCGCTTGACTGTTCAAAGAAATCAAACTGTCTTTGAATTTGCTGTCCAACGATTTTTTGTACGTTGTTATTAGCATCTTCACGTAGTGTAAGTGTAATTGGTTCCCATGTATGCTTACCAGCTAGGAATGACCTACTGTTGTAAGCATCTACTGTAATTTGTTCAAATGTTAAGTTTGGACGAGTTACGTCTACTACCTGTCTTGAAACTTCTCTAACTCCGTCAGGTCCACCTGTGGTTCCAAAACCGTCAAGTAATACTCTAAAGCGATATTGCAGCTTTGGCATTAACAATGAGCTGTTAGAACCGGCTCCAGCTGTTGGAATCGAAATGTTCTGTAATGTTGTGATTGGCATTCTATTCTCCTAATACATGTGTATTTATCTATGTGGGCCCCTGTTTCCAGAGGCCCATTATATTAGCCCAGTGCTGCGATTTCGCCTGTGTTCTTAATTCTCAATGGAATGTAAATGAACTCAACTGCTTTAACAGGTTCAATAGCAATGTCTAGATATAGCTCATTACGATCAATTCTACTTGGAGTATTGTTTGACTCATCGCAAACTACCAAGTAATCGTATAGCGCACGTAAGCTCACAAGTTCTAGGCAGAATGCATCTGCTGCTGCTTTGATCTGATCGCGTGTAATCTTATCGTTTGGTTCAAATAGGTATGGTCTTGCTAGTTTTTCTAGCTGGCCGCGCATATAAACAACTAAGCGAGCAACATTTACACGGTCTAGAGCACTTGCATTTCTTGCACGAGTCTTTTGACCAAATACAACTAAACCAGCACCACTTAAGAATGTAATTGGATTAATTGAGTTGCTGTATAGTGTGTCACGTTGTCCAGTATTGAGTGCGATTGAAACAAATTCGCCTTCTGAACTGATATAACCACTTGCGGTTGCATTAGTAACACCACCACGTCTTGTGCCTGCTGGAGCAAACCAGGGGAACGCAACTTGATCGTTTAGTAGTATTGTACGCAATGCCATATGACTTGGCGGAACAACTACATTATTACCAGCATTATCGCTAGTGTATCCCCATGGGTAGTACATAGCCATGTATTCATCAAAGCTAACAGCACCCTTGTCGTTATCTTCAACTGCGCGACGAACGTTTGCGCCCCACTCATTTAGCGATGTTGCATCAGGTGTTAGTCTTGCTGGTGTATCACCTACAACGAACGCAGTTAAACGACGATCGTAATTTAGGGTAATCATTTCACCAATTAGTTCTGGATACCCTGGGCAAGCAATTAGGTTAAAGTAACGTGATTCTTCATCACGGATTTCTTGATTGCTGTTAACTAATGCTTGTAATGCCTGTACAACACTCTTACGCTGTGCATGGCGACCAAAAGAACCCGAACCATCTTCGTTGTTGCTTGAATCAGTTACCCAACGATGTGGGTAGTAACCGTCCATAGCTTGATCTAAATAACGTGAGTTAGTTTGATTAACATCAATATAGTTGCGCACAAAACGCTTCACGTTAAATCCGCTTCTACGTAGATTCCATAGCAACATACCTTTTGGATACAGTGCTGGGTCTGCGGCATCTGGATCTAAGTAGTTAGAACTTAGTAGCTCGTCAATTGCACCTGCATCTAATCCGCTTGCTAAACTTCCACCATTTAGACCGTAACGTGCATCACCAAACAATACTCCATTTTCAGTTGTTTGATCCGTCTTATCAACTAATACCCATGAACCTAAAGTATCATTGTACTTGTAAATTGTTGGGAAGTTTTCAATATCAGCTGTATCAATCCATAGGTCACCAGTAACTAGTGGATCGCCCTTTGAATTTTCTGTAGGCTGTGTTGCACCTACAATAGGACCATTTGGATCTGTATTTTCAGTACCGTCACCGTGGTCATAGTTTAAATAACCAACCCATGAAGTACCGTTGTGGATCATAATGTCAACTTCATCAACAACTGAACTATACCATAGTTCACCGTCAGCTGTTAGGCTTAGTGGCTCGTTATTGTCAGCTGTGTATGATAGTACTCTCCAATTAGAAGCTCTAAACTCAACTGGCATTGTTGCGCCGTCTGTACCTGCTTCATATGATAAGTTTAATGTGCCTTCTGTAGAATCTACGTAAGCACCAAATCCAGCTTGTCCTAAAGCGCCGTCACTATCAACAATCTTAATATCACCGCCTAGCTTGTGAGTAATTGTTACTCTCTTTAGGCCGTCAACTGTTGCAACAACATTAATTAAACCTGCTGAATTAATAGCTCCTGCAATTGCATCAGCATCAGTTGAAGCTCCTGTAGCAGTAAATGTTACTACTGCTGGAACTAGTGCATTACCTGTGCTTCTTGGCCAAAACTTGTTATTGCCTGTTCTTGTTTCTGCAAGAGTAAATTGATATGTGTCAGGTGTAATTTTCCCACCAGTGATTTTTGCACTTACAATACTTGTTGGGCCATTAACTGCTCTACGGAAAATTTTCCAGTCGCCCTTTTTATTAAATGACTCTTCAACGTTGGCTTTAATATACAAGTCGCCTGCCATTAAGCCTACACCGCCACCTGTACGATTAAGCTGGTAAATTGCATCTTCAGCTGTTTGATAAACTGGAGCAACTACGCTTTCCCATAACATTGTGTCGCCGTTGTACTTTTTAACCTTAAAGTGTGCGCCACCGTTTGGTGATGTAGTTTTAAGCCATAAAGAACCTGTTGGTCTTGGAGCAGAGTTTGTTTTCTTAAATTCTGGAACATTTGTATGAGGAGCAATTGCAACTGATGGTGCATAGAATGTATCAGCAATACCCAATTCTGTAGCAAGTGCGCCACCAACTAGCAATGTATCTTCAAATGTATAAATGTGAAGTTGCCCATCTACAACCGCAGCAGTAACATTACCGCCTACCATATCGCTATTAATTTCAGCAGCAACATCGGCTATGCTATCACCAGTTGTTAATCCTGTGATATTAGTTACAGTACTGTCGCCTGCCTTAATTGTTAAAACAGTTGCAGTAATTGTTGTTGAAGGCGTAGTAGCAGCAACCACAGTTGGCCAACTAGCTTTCCATTCGTCAGAACCAACAGCTACCCAATCCCCGCTAGTTGCTTTAAACCATAGCTTGTTAGCAGTGGTTGTAGTATCAACTGCATAGTCGCCAATGGCTCCTAATGATGTTCTTGGTGTTTCTCCTGGAGTATCGTCTACTAGTTGTGTTACATCTGAAATTGCAATTGGTGTTACTGTAGAAAAACTCTGGCCGGAATTGGCAGTTAACGCAGCACCGTTCCATTCAAGAACGCCAAACGCTGTAACACTAGTGTCTAACCAATAAGCACCGTTTGTTGGTTCGCCACCGGGTGCAACTGACTTAGCTTCTAATTTGGTTAAGTTTAAATCTGCTCTTGCAACATAAACACGGTTACTTACACCTAGTAGCGAATAAGCAGTATTTAAACCATACTCATTTAGTTCGCCGCCGTGGATCATATTTCCAATGCTATCAGAATAGAATAAAGCATCACCAAAAGTTTCGCCTAATTCTCTCTGGCTTGTAATTAAATAAGGTTTACCAGCATTTGCCTGTAGTGTTCCTACTGCTGTTCCTGAACCACTTGCACTAGTTTTATCTTGTGCAGTGGTAATAAAAATCATTGGTACAGTGCCGGCTCCTGCGGGAGTATAAAAACTCTCATCAATTACGGTAACTTGTACGCCTGGTGATACTAGTGCCATGTCATTCCTCCTGTTGGACTTTGTTATATGTATTTATTAGATACTAGATAAAAAGGGCGGAAATACACCAGCAAAAAGGGGTAATAAAGGTGAGGTAAATACAGTATGAGACCATTGTGCCTATGCGGCCAACGACCTGCTGCCATTAATTATAAAAAAGAACGAAAAGTTTATTATCGTAAACTTTGTGAAGTATGTCTGCGACATGGATTGAGCCATGGCATTCCTAAATGGCGGCAGAGTGGTTACATTAAAAAAGATACATGTGAGAAGTGCGGCTTTAAGAGCAAGCACCAAGAACAGTTTAATGTATTTCACATAGACGGAGAATTAAACAACTGTCGTCCGTCTAACCTAAAGACAGTGTGTGCTAACTGTCAACGTATCGTGCAAAAAGAAGGTATCAAATGGAAGCAGGGAGATCTACGCCCTGATTTTTAAAGATAGTACGCACTAGTATTTCTACATTCTTTTTAAGTCTTGCTAAATCACCATTGTTGTCAATGGTGTAGTTACACATCCATTGTTCAATGCTCATGCTACTGGGATCTTCTTTAGGCAAGTGATCGCAACGATCTACCCAAATAGCATAATCAAAAATTTCTTCATTTTGCATTGCAAAGAACTCACGCTTGTTGCGTAAGCCGCAGTAGATATCATGTTTAGCAAACAAATTTCTACCCAGCTTGGCTAGGTCGTCACTACAATAACCATGGATCATATTGTACCATTCAGTACGATGATTATGCCTGTCATTAAAACACTCGTCTTCATCATTATATCCATATTTGTCTTTTAGTTCATTGAAAATAAACAACTCTGAGCAGAACTTTGAACTTGATTGAAAGGTATATCCGTAATTTTGTAATAGATCGCAAACTGTATCTTTGCCGTGGCGGCCGTGACCAACGACTAATAGTTTAGGTAAACGCATATTTAGAACTCCATTGTTCTAACTATTATATAATAAACGATACTAGTTGTCAAGCGTTTACACGCCGTATTTGTTCTTTTTCTTTTTAGCTACTGGGCTTGTAGTGTTAACTTTATCAGTTTCAACGCTTTTAGATTTAGCAATTTTCTTAGGCTTGACACCCATAATTTTACTAGCTAGTCTAATAGTTTCTTCTTCTTCCGGCGTGTATGCTATTTGGATTAAATTTTCTGCCCATTCGCTTTCTTGTTCTATGCTACTAGGGTCTAACTCTCCCTTAGCAATTCCTTGGGCAGCAGCAACCGCTAATCCCAAGCGATATTGCATATAGGGATCAGTGTTTCTTAATTGCTTTTGTATAAATGTACCTGGTAACGGGCCAGATACTCTTGCAGGTAAGTTCTTTGTAGTACCTGTAAGTTTTGGAGTTAATCCTTCAAGTAATTCTCTAATTTTCATTTCTTACCCAATTAAAAATGTATAGCCAACGCCGCCAGCCACTGCTTGGTCCACGTCTTTTTCAAGTTTTTCTATTTCTGATTGGGCTTCTGATTTAAGTGCATCGCCATTTAAGCTACCGCCGCCTTGAGGACCAGCAATAGTAGCAAATTTACTACGTGCTTCACCAAGCATAAACTTACATGTTGCTAGAGTATAGTCCTTAATCCATTGCTTGGCTAGATAATCATCTAGTAATTGTGCATCAGGACGATAATTGTAGCAGTACAACATTAAGTTTTCTTCAGCATTAGGACGTTGTAATATAGTTAGTTTTCGTGTAGTGGCGTTCCAGCTAAATTCAATGAAACTACCAAACATACGTCCTACTAATTCTTGGTATTGTGCAAATAATTCATAGGTCAGTAAACCGCCCATATTAGAACTGCTTAACAAATATGTATTGGTATAAGCTAAATTAAACGGCTCAAATAAAGTTCCGCCGCTGCCCATGCCTGATCTTGAACCTAAACTTCTACGGAAAATTTGACGAACTTCAATGACTTCTTTTGGGAGAATGTACTCGTTTTGATTTTCAATAGTTGTAAGGAACATGTAGCTTTCTTCTACACTATTGCTGCCTCGTTGGCGTAATTTTGTTAACGCTTTTGTAAGGGCTACTTCATAGTGTATAGGGTCAAGCTCAACATCAACCATGCCGCCGCCCAACATAGTGTAAACATAGTCAAATACCTCTTGTTTTTGTGTTTGCAATTCTGCCATTTGAAGTTCTCCGTCTAGTATTTATCGTTCCGTGTTACTTCCGATAAATACTTATATGCCAAGAATATCCCTTTATAAACCAGAGCGCGGCAATGATTACGAATTCCTAGATCGACAGATTTCGGAAATGTTCACTGTTGGCGGGACTGATATTAATATACACAAATACTTAGGTCCGTTAAACCCGTCAGAGGGAGAAGCTACAGCTGATAAACCAATTTATGATGCTGTAAAAGAGACTAACATACAAGATTTGTTATTCTTAGAAAATAGAGATAGAAAGTACGATCCTGACATCTACACAATGCGAGGCATTTATAATGTACAAGATATTGACTTTAACCTAAGCCAATTTGGACTATTTTTAAGTAATGATACGTTGTTTTTAACTATCCATATTAGAGATAGTGTTAAAGCATTGGGTAGAAAAATAATGTCAGGTGATGTTATTGAACTACCACACTTAAAAGACGAGTATGCACTAAATGATTATAGCATGGCTCTTAAAAGATTTTATGTAGTTGAAGATGTTAATAGGGCCAGCGAAGGGTTTAGTCAAACTTGGTACCCACACCTGTATAGATTAAAACTAAAACAAATATACGATGGTCAAGAATATTCAGAAATATTAGATTTACCCGCAGCAGAAGGTAGCGATAAAACATTGCGTGATGTTCTCAGCACATATGAGAAAGAAATGCAGATTAATGCTGCGGTTGTTGCCCAAGCAGAAATAGACGCTCCTAAGAGCGGATTTACCACTAGCCATTTTTATACTGTTGCTACTAACGATGATGGCACTGTATCATTACAAACTGCTGACGAAACTGCAATTGATGCTAGCAACATTAGTACCAGTACAGACGAGATTGTTAATCGTCCTGCAAGAGAAGGATATTCTGGATACTTGTTAAATTACGGTGATAGCAGTACACCTAATGCTGCTCCATACGGGTTTGGTATACAATTTCCTAGAAATCCATATGAAGGCGATTATTTTTTAAGAACAGATTACTTGCCTAATAGAATGTTCCGCTTTGACGGAACACGTTGGTTGAAAGTTAAAGATGATGTAAGAATGACTTTGAGTAACACATTAGACAGATATACACAAAAAACATCGTTTATTAATAACACCAATACTAATAATATTGACGGTCAAGTCGTTCCTGAAAGACAATCGTTGTCGCAGGCACTTAAACCAAAGGCAGATAATTAATGCAACATTTTTACGATGGTCAAGTAAGACGTTATATTACTCAGCTGATGAGAATAGTCAGCAACTTTCCTGTTAAGGATGGTAAGGGGAAGCAAACAACTGTACCTGTAATGTATGGTGATTTAACTAGACAAGTATCTAATATAATTCGTGAGAATAGTGAAAATAAATTGCCCAGTGCTCCGCGTATGGCTGTTTATATTACAGCATTGGAATTAGATAAGGATCGTTTAACTGACTCAACCTATACTCGTTCAGTTAATATTAGAGAACGTTCATTTGATACAGCAACAGGCGAGTATCAAAATAGTCAAGGTCCTAACTATACTGTTGAAAGATTAATACCTACTCCATATATGATGCGAGCCAATGTAGATATATGGACCAGTAATACTGATCAAAAATTACAAATATTAGAACAATTACTAGTGTTGTTTAATCCTAGTTTAGAAATTCAAACAACTGATAATTTTATTGACTGGACTAGCATTACTGTTGTTAACTTAGAAAGTGTACAGTTTACTAATCGTAGTATACCTGTAGGTGTCGAATCAGAAATAGATATTGCTACACTGACTTTTAGCATACCCATTTATATTAGTCCGCCTAGTAAAGTTAAAAAGATGGGTGTTATCACCAACGTTATTACTTCTATGTTTGATGAAACTAGAGGAACTATTGAGGACGGAGTAAGTGCTCCAGAAGTTAATGCGTATGACGACTTTGCAGTACCTGGTTCAATTGGTAACGAGTTTGGTAAGAAAGCTGCAACGGCCTTAACTGATAAAATGGCCAATGTTAACTATAACACATATGGTGTATATGTTGAAGGTACAACTGCTAAACTTATTAGCAAGGGTACAATAGGATCAAAGAACTGGCGAGAAATTTTTGAAGCACTACCGGGAAATTATGTTGCTGATGTAAGCAGGATATATCTAACCAATTTAGATAGCGATGTAACTATAACAGGAACAGTGAGTCTTAATCCATTTGATGAAGGTGTTATTGCTGTAAATTGGGATGCTGATAGTTTCCCTCAAGACACTATTATTTCTAGTAGTATAGCTAGCAGAACCAGCATTGATTATATCATTGACCCAACAAGATTTGATCCTAGATCTATTAAAGCTTCTGGAATTAGAATCTTATTATTAGAAGATGTAGGCAACGAAGATGCTGTTGAAAACTCTGTAGCATGGCGTAATAATGACGGTAGCGGATTGGTTGCTAGTGCTAATGATATTGTAGAGTGGGATGGTTCTAAATGGAATATCATCTTTGCTTCAAATACAATAACAGAAGTTACGTATATCACTAATTTAAATACTGGTGTTCAGTATAGATTTACTAACGGTAGTTGGTTAAAGAGTGTAGACGGTGAATATCCAATAGGCGCTTGGAGGTTTGACCTCTACGGATAATTATCTATATGCATGATATTAACTGTAGTGGTGCCTTATTTTATACCCTGAATACTCGTAGATTTTTATTCTTGTATCGTAAGAACGGAAAACGTTCTAACCAATGGGGTATAGTTGGCGGAACCAATGAAGGTGTTGAAACTCCATGGGAAGGGTTACAACGTGAAATTACTGAAGAAATTGGTTCCATCCCTGAAACAATTAAAACAATTCCCTTAGAAACTTTTATTTCTTCTGATGAAAAGTTTCATTTTCACACGTATCTGTGTATCATTAAAGATGAGTTTATTCCAAAATTAAACGATGAACACGACGGCTATGCATGGGTAGGATACCAAAACTGGCCTAAGCCATTACATCGCGGATTGCGTAATACTCTAACCAGTAGAATAAATCGTGCCAAATTAGAAACTGTGTTGCGTTTAGCAGATTTACTTGACCAATAACTAAAACGACTGTATAATAACAATATGACTAGAGTAGCTGTTCTTGGCGATATTATCATCGACCGTTATATATATGGTACAGCAGAGCGACTAAGCCCTGAAGCACCGGTACCTATTGTTCGGCATCAAACTACATTTGATCGTAGCGGTGGCGCAGGCAATCTTTACGAGAATCTAAAGAGTTTAGGCGTTGATGTTGACCTATTAGATTTTAGTAGTCCAAAATGTATTAAAACTCGTGTGTTCTGCGATGGACATTATGTTACACGCATAGATCAGGACCATGCTACAGACGGTATGGATGTGTTAACAGCAGTTGAAAAAATTGATTTTTCACATTATGAATATGTTGTGCTCAGTGACTATGCAAAAGGAGTGCTAGATCAATCTACTAATATTATTAAACATATTAACCAGTATGATTGTAAAGTAATTGTAGACCCAAAAAAACCTGCAAGCTATTATGAAGGTGCATGGTTGGTAAAACCTAATATGAAAGAAAATACTGAATATGGATTTTCTAGTTGGCCTACTAATTGGATTGTTACTGATTCTAAAAATGCCGTTAGCGCACGTATTGATGGCGTAAGTTATAAAGTACAACCTAAACAGGTTGAAGTCAATGATGTTACAGGTGCAGGTGATTGTTTCTTAGCAGCTTTTGTATATGCTCTAACTAAAGGCTATAACTATGAAAAATGTATTAGAATTGCAACTGCTGCATCAACAGAATCTGTAAAACACACCGGCACCTACGTTTTAAAACTTTCAGATGTTGAGGAAACTGTTGTTTTTACTAATGGGTGTTTTGATATTTTACATACTGGTCATTTAGAACTATTAAAGTATGCAAAGACTCTAGGTAGTACACTGGTTGTAGGTGTTAATAGTGATGCTAGCGTTAAACGGTTAAAGGGTAACAATCGTCCTATTAATAGTGAAATAACTAGGGCTCATCAATTAAATGCGCTACCGTGGGTTGACGAAGTTATTATATTTGACAATGAATCTCCTTATAGTTTAATTAAAAGTTTGCAACCTAACATAATAGTTAAGGGCGGAGATTATACTGTAGAACAAGTAGTAGGACATGATTTAGCAAATGTCGTTATCTTTCCTACAATAGAAGGACATTCTACAACTAAAATTATAGAGGCAACACAAAAATGAAAATATTAGTTACAGGTAGTAACGGATTTATTGGACAAAATCTTGCACGATATCTAACAACACAAGGACACCAAGTAGAAGGCTGGGAGTACATTCCTAATACGCTTCCTGATCCCAGCGGATATGACTGGGTAGTTCATCTAGGTGCGATTAGTTCAACTACATTCATAGACGTTGACAAAATTATAGAACAAAATTATGAATATAGTATGCAATTACTGCAACTATGCGATACCATGGGTGTTAATTTTCAATATGCATCTAGTGCTAGTGTATATGGGCCAACTACACACTTTACAGAAGACGGCCCCTTACAACCACAAAGTCCGTATGCATGGACCAAATATTTGTTTGATAGATTTATTACATTAAACTTAGAGTTCTTTGATATTAAAGTTCAAGGGTTCCGCTATTTTAATGTATATGGCCCATTAGAGGAACATAAGGGCGAGCAAGCTAGTCCTTATACAAAATTTACTAAACAAGCAAAAGAAAATCGTGTTATTAAATTGTTTGAAGGTAGTAAAGAGTTTAAAAGAGATTTTGTATCTGTTGATGACGTGTGCAAAGTACATGAAAAAATGTTTGATTCAGTACAAAAGGGAATTTTTAATGTTGGAACAGGGCAAGCTGTTAGCTTTGATGAAGTAGCTCAAACTATTGCTCAAAAATATAATGCTGCTGTTGAATATGTTCCTGTTCCAGAAAATCTTAAAAGTCAATATCAGACCTATACTTGTGCAAATCTAACAAAATTAAATAATACAATAGACATGCAATGGACACATATAAAGGATTACATCAATGACAACTAGACAAAGTGGAGTAGTACGCAAAGGCTGGGGTTACGAATTAATTTGGGCAACCAACGACAAGTACTGTGGAAAGATTATGGTATTTGAAAAAGCAGGTGCAAAGTTCAGCATGCATTTTCATAAAGATAAAGATGAAACATGGTTTGTAAACAGCGGAAAGTTTAAGCTGCGGTGGATTGATACTAATACTGCTACTATCTACGAGAAGGATCTAGCAGAAGGTGAAACTTGGCACAATCCACCATTACAGCCGCATCAATTAGAAGCATTAGAAGATAATAGCTCACTAACCGAAGTTAGTACTGCTGATAGTGTGGAAGATAATTATAGGTTGCTGCCTGGTGATAGTCAAGCAGTAGAACTTGTAGAAGATACCAATGAGTGAAGTTTATCGTTGGGGTCAACCTAATACCGCAGTTGTTGAGCAACCGGTATATCAGGACTATATGCAGCGTCCTGATTATATTGCTCCTAAGTGTGTAGTTGGGCTAGATCGCGATGGTGTTATCAATAAAGACTTAGGAACCTACTGTTGGAAAATTTCTGACTTTAGCCCTATTCCTGGTAGTCTAGAAGCAATTGCTAGGATCAGGCGACTCGGTCATAAGGTTGCTGTTATTACAAATCAAGGAGGAATAGAAAAAAAACTGTTTACTCCTAATGATGTAGATGCGTTACATCAGCATATGCTTAACCTATTAGGTGCTGCAGGGTGTCCTAGTATTGATGCTATCTATTACAGTGCTAGCGGGCGCAAAGATGACGAGTTTGCTAAACCCAATACAGGCATGTTCAAACGTTGTGAAAAAGAACATGCTTGGAAAAAATTAAAGTTTGCAGACGGCTATTATGTTGGTGACAAAATAAGTGATCTTAAAGCTGCCCATAAGGTTAATGCAATCCCTATTCTAGTGCGTACAGGATATGGTAAAGAAACAGAACAAGAATTAAACCGGTTCGCTTATAAAGAAATAAAAAAACGTACCAAAATTTTTGATACGCTTTTAGATTTTGCTGTTTGGCTAGAAAATAATTAAGCCTGCGCTTCGCCCCATCTCAACACAATGTTACACGGTACTGCGCTGCCAGCAGCCTTATACACGTTGATAGCTAATACGTCAGGACCGTTAGGATAACATCCTCTACCACCTAGGGTAGTATTAGTAAGTTCTTTAAGTTCACCTAGATCAAGTGCAGAGTTAGTACCTGGTGATGCAACGAACGAGAATACAGTTTCACCTGGTAACGCATAAGGCGGTTGACCAAATTTAAATGTTACTGTAGTAGTGCCCGGAGTAATTGTAGTACTGGTCGATGTCTGCGTTAACGTTACACGGTAATACTGCGTACTAAAATATGTAACTAGTGTTGCGGTTGATACGAATGTACCTGCTGGAAACAGTGCGTCACTAACTTCAGTACCGGCTGCTGCGCCACCGTTTTCCCAGTTTGTCTTACTAAAGAGTAATGTACTGGTATTTTGTACAGCGTACTTCTTAGTAACAGTCAGTCCAGTAGTTGCTGTAGATGAGTTAGCATTTTGACTCATATACACAATATAATATGT